GAACTGGTTCTATTGTTAGCACAAGCAACAAATACATCAACAAAGTATTTGGAGCAAGTCCTAAATCAAATGATTATCCGGTTTATGTTCAATATGAAAATAAAACTGCCAGCAGTTTGTTTGCAAACCTAGGACAAGTAACCATGGAATTGTTTAAATTCAGTAACTATGAATTTTTAACGGATTATGCATCAGCAGCAACTCCATGGATCACATCACAGAAAATTGGAACAGCTGTTAAAAACTTGTTTAAATTTCACACAATATCACACGGAACATCAGTTAACACGGAAGTCAAAGTAGGTATCCGAGATATTAGAACATCTCCAGAAATATCAGATCCTGCAGGATATGCAACATTTACAGTTGAGGTTCGTCGAGTTAACACAACAAATATTGCAAACACTCCATATTCATCTCAAGATACAGATGCCAATCCGGATTTAGTTGAAGTATTTACTAATGTTAATTTAGATCCACAATCTTCTAGATACATTGCCTTAGTAATCGGTGATCGTTATCAAACAGTAACAGATGCTGGTGATATTCTAGTTAATGGAGATTATCCAAATCTTTCTAAATTTATTCGTGTTGAAGTTGATTCAAGTGTAAGCAATCGTTCAAACAGCAACACATTAGCACCATTTGGATTCCGTGCAATGAATTCGCCAATTCCAACGGCATCAGGGTCATTGAATTTAACGGCTACTTCTTATTTAACATCTCAAGTAGTAACAACATATAGTCCTAGAAACTATGTTGGGTTTGATTTCACAAACATCAACAACTTGAATTACCTAGCTCCTTTACCAACATCTGGTTCAAACACAGGAAGCAATGTAGATTTCTATCTAGGAAATGTAAATCAAGATGCAGCAGCTGCATTCCCATCATCAACAGCAGCATATTCAGGTTCATTGGAATCAGCTCTAGTTTCTGGTTCATTTGCAACCGATATTGCATTTACTACACGTAAATTCATTGTTGGTTTCCAAGGAGGATTTGATGGAGCTCGTCCAAACTTACCAAAATATTCTGGTAAATGGATTTCTGAAACAAATACATTTGGATTTGATTGCGACGGAACAACTAACACTGGTACAATTGCATATAATAAAGCATTTGCATTGTTAAGCAACTCAGATTATTATGATATCAACATGTTGATCACTCCTGGTATTATTGATAGTTTGCATAGTCCAGTAACAACTGCGGCAAGAAACTTGTGTGAAACTCGTCAAGACACATTTTATATAATGGATTCAAATGCACTAACTGATCCATTGACAAACGTTACTAATCAATTAACAACATTGGATAGCAATTATACAGCAGCATATTGGCCTTGGGTACGTGTTAAAAACGATAAGAATGTTCCGGTATGGGTTCCACCATCTGTGGTTATGCCTGGAGTAATAGCATTCAATGATGCAGTTGGTGCACCATGGTATGCTCCTGCAGGATTGACACGTGGAGGAATTACATCAGCAACTGACACATATGTGAGTTTATCACAAACTATGCGTGATGCATTGTATTCAGCTCGTATTAATCCTATTGCAAACTTCCCTAATGAAGGAATTGCAGTTTGGGGGCAAAAGACCTTACAAGCAAGACCAAGTGCATTAGACCGCGTAAGTGTGCGTAGAGCGTTAATTGAAGTTAAAAAATATATTGCATCTGCAACCAAGTATTTAGTATTCGAACAAAATACCACAGCAACTCGCAATCGTTTCTTAGCAATCGTTAATCCTTATTTGGAACAAGTAAAAGCACAACAAGGATTATCAGCATTCCGTGTTGTAATGGACGGATCAAATAACACGGCTGATGTAATTGATCAAAATATTTTATACGGTCAATTATTTTTGCAACCGACTCGTACGGCTGAGTTCATAATCTTAGATTTCAATATTCAACCAACGGGAGCAAGCTTTCCAGAATAACATGTAAAATTATAAAAATAAAGGGTAGGACTTAGGTTCTACCTTTTTTACTTTGCTGATATTTATATTAAACATAAGGATTATATAAAATGGCATTAATTGATCAAGTAAACACGGGCCTAGGTCTTGCAAGTGATAATGAAATATTCTTAACGGCGTATTCATGGGAACCAAAAAAAGCTCATCAATTTATCATGTATATTGATAATATCCCAGCCTATTTAATTAAAACAACTGCAAAGCCATCAATGACAAATGGAGAAATTGCATTAGATCATATCAACGTTAAACGCTACGTTAAAGGTAAAACTCAATGGAACACTATCGGAGTAACATTGTATGATGCAATTGTACCATCAGGAGCACAAGCAGTAATGGAATGGGTTCGTTTACACCACGAATCAGCTACAGGTCGCGACGGATATTCATCTTTCTATAAAAAACGAGTTGTTATTCATCAATTATCTCCATTAGGCGAGGTTATTGAAGAATGGATCTTGAATGGAGCTTTCATCACAGAATCAAACTTTGGATCTTTGGATTGGGGTAGCGAAGAAGTTGTCAACATTGAAATGACACTTCGTTACGATTGGGCATTCTTAAACTTCTAATCATTAAACACTGTATAATAGGGGCTTTCCGGCCCCTTTTTTTACTGTTCGTATATTTATATTAAATAAGTTATAAAGGAACCAAATGACAAAAGTAACAGACAGAATCGGCAACCAAGACATAATCAATCTAGCTCGCCAACAATACGAAAACAAGCAAAAAAGCAAATTACCATCAGTAGTTGTACAACTTGTTAGTAAAGGTCGTGTTTATCCAACTACACATCCATTAAGTGGTGGAACAATTGAAATGCGTCACATGACGGCATATGATGAGGACATACTAACAAATACATCATATATTCGCGAACAAATATTGTTTGACAAATTGCTTGAAGCATTAATTGTTACTCCGGTAGCTGTAAGTGAGATTGCACCTTGTGATAAAGATGCATTGATTATTCAAGCTCGAATATTAGCATATGGAGCTGATTATCCAGTACTAGTTCAATCGCCAAAAACTGGCAAACAACTAGAGCGTGTTGTTAAATTAGATCAGTTAAAATACAAAGACATTGATTGGCAATCTGACACCGAAGGCGAAATTATATACCAAGTATCAGATCAAACAACCATAAAATATTCATACCTAGCATATGATGTAGCAGCTGATATCACAGTATCAGAACTATTGAGCCGAATAATTACACAGGTTAATGACACTAGATCATCAGCAGAGATTGAAGAGTTTATACGCTATGATTTTTTATCACGCGATGCAAAACCATTTCGAACTCATGTAATAAAAAATGTACCTGGCTTAATTACTTCGTATGAGTTTGAAGACGAAACAGGAGACGTCTTCCAATCAACATTTCCAATTGGAACAGACCTTTTTTGGTTTTAAACCAGAAGACCGAGTACAACTACACGAATCAATATTCAACCTAATTTGGTGGGGTGACGGTCGATGGGACTGGGACACCATTTACACAATGCCAATATTTTTGCGTAAATTTTATATAAGTAAAATCAATAAAATGCACCGCGACCGGGAAGATGAGGAAGAACGCATCAAACAAGAAATTGAAGAACGCAGAAAAACCAGAAAACCCACACGTTAATATTTATAATAAATTGAAATGTATATGCAGCATAATACCTCACATATTATAAATAGATTAAAACGACAACCTAGGCATGGTACTAGCTTACCGTCCATGGATGATTTAAGAAAAGCAGCTGCCGATTTAGCCAATATAACTAAGCTTGGTATCGACGCAGCTAAAGCAATGGAAGATGTTGTAAATAGTATGACTACAACTACTACGGTTGTTGGTCAAGTATCTCGGGGACTAGATAAAGTAATTCAATTCAATGAATATTTAGCAAACGGAATTAATGCTATAAACAAGTCGATGTCTATTTTAGAAATTCGAAATTTAGCCATAAATAAATCATTTGGCATTAATAGTATCGCAACTGCAAAACTATCTGATAGTTTTTCTAAAGTAGGTAAAAATCTAGGCATTACGAACGATCAAACAAATCAATATGCTAGCTCGATACACAAGTTAATACCAACGGTTAATCAATTAGACAAAGAAAATGACGCAACATATCAAGGATTAATTGCTACTCAATATGTATTACAAACACAGTTAGGATTGACAGACGAATTAGCAAATTCATATTCATCATACGCTACTCAAACAGGCAAGAATGCAGCTACTCAAATACAAGTAGCAGATAAAATTGCCAAAGCATTAGATCCTAAGGGTACGGTTGGAGTCTTTAATTCAATTGTATCCGACATTGCACAAACTACTGCAGATGTTCAATTACAATTTGGTCGCATACCAGGCGAGCTCGAGGTTGCATCACTTAAAGCTAAACAACTAGGATTTTCATTAGCACAAATGGCTAAAACAGGTGATACCCTTTTAAATATTGAATCAAGCATTGGACAAGAGTTAGAATATCAACTTTTAAGTGGACGTCGATTAGTAGGAAATGAAAAAGCTCAAGCAAATTTGCGAGGCAAGAGTTTGACAGATGCATATCGTCAAGCAACTATTGCAGGGAAAGCATCAGATCAAGCTGATATATTGAAGACTATACTAGAACAAGAAGGCGATGTTTTAAGTACCAATTTAATTGCTAGACGTCAAATGACTGAGTTGCTAGGAACAGACGAGGCTACATTATCTAGAGCATTACAGAAAAAGAAACTTTTAGAAGAAGCTGGAATGGAAGGGATTAATTTCACTTTAGTTGGCGACGATCTAATGAGCGCTTTAAAAGCTGTAAATGCTAAATCAGAAGATATTGCTAAAATAATGAAATCTGACGAACATGATACTCGAACTACCAATGAAATAGCCGCGCAACAGTTACAAGTTTTGCAAGATCAATTAATATTGCAAATGGTAGCTAGCACAGCAAATAAAACTCAATTTGATGTAATATCTAAATTGCGAGAAGCCATGCAAACAGAATCAAAGAACCGAGAAAAAGATAGTGTTTTTTTAAAAGCATCAGCAGCAGGTTTAGAATCCTTGGGATATACTTTTTTAGCTAAAGATGTAATTGATAAAGTAGATGGAGTTAAAGCTGTAGTAACTTCTCGAGAAGGGTCAGCTAAAATGAAGACTGAGCCACAAGGGGTCGGCGCAATGACTGGGGCAGATGATTTAATATCACCAGCTGGGTATGGCGCACGAGTATTAACATTTCCAGAAGATACATTACAACCCGACATTGCATTAAATAATAAAGATACTGTGTTTGCGATGACGGATACATCTAATAGATCAACACAATCATCGGGCAATGCAGATATCATGCAAATGGCCACCGCAATTGTAACAGCAATACAACAACAAACACGAGCATTAAAACAAGGATCTAGTTTTGGTGAGGGCATGAATACATCTTATTTTAGTTAAGGAACAATATGAGTAACCCAACATTAATGGCAGGCACACAATTCATCACACCATTCAATATACTTCCAGATAAAATTTATCTAAATCCATCAACTGTAGGTACACAATTTAATGCACCATTCAATATACTTCCAGATACTATTTATATAAATCCGTCAACTGCAGGTACACAATTTAATGCACCATTCAATATACTTCCAGATGAAAGTTATCGGTATAAGAATCCAACATCTAAACCTAATCCACAATTTAATGCACCATTCGATATACCGGATTCGAAGCCAGGTATCGTTTATAATAATCCAGCAGATGCAATTGTTCCACCCACCGGATGGTTTGGTCCAGGTGATAATATTCCAGCAGCTGAATATACTTTTATGCCTAATGCTGGTCAAGCCGCAAATTGGGCTGCGCCACAATTTGCCAATCTGTCGTTAATATCTACTGGTAGTGCGGTCGCAAATTGGAAGGCACCACAATCATCTAGTACCAATATAAATTTCCGCGGTTCAGCTGCAAAACTTTTAAGTACAGTTGGATTAGGTATGGCATCAGCTATGGGTATTCCGCAAATAAGTCAAGTTGCCAGTGCAGTCGCAGATGACATTGAAAACAGTTTATCGGCAACATATTCAACATTAGATCTAGGACAATTACGCAGAATACCAGGAGTTGCATATGCAGATTTCCGTGCTAGATATAATGCAGATTCAGTTGGCTCGGCAGTATTACCTAGACGGTTAGATGGAGCTAGTGCCGGATTACGTGGTAGTGGAATAGCAATTGCGTATGCTGCAGCATCATTAACGCCGGCGGGAGCATATTCAATAATCAATTTGAATACTAAATATGGTTGGGGATTTCATGATGCTGCTGGGGCAATACGATCTGATTTTACTGCACGAAGCCATGTAGCAAAACAATGGTTACCTGGCGAGACGACTGTCAGTAATGATAAATATCAAGATTCGTTCGGTTCTGGGAATTTTAAGCCTCCTACATCAACATATGTTTCTGGCAAATGGATTAAAACTAAAAAAATTGTAGAAAAAGTAACACCATTTCGTGGAGACCGTGTTAGTGTCATTGATTTTAGTAAACGAACTATATCACAGGCATACGAGTGGAACCCAGTATTCGGTGACTCACAAGTCCCAATTATTGGCAAGCTCATAAACAAGGCCGGAATTACTCAAGATTTTATAAAATTTTATATGACCGGACCTAAACTAGTTAATGGTAATGCTTTAGCCACTGATGATATCATTGTGTTTCGAGCTACATTAGGTTCATTGTCAGATTCATTCCAAGGCAATTGGACACCAATAACAATGATAGGCAGAGCAGATCCTAACTATCAATATACAGGATTTAATCGAGATGTAAGTTTAGATTTCACAGTTTATGCAACCGATCGAGATGAATTACAACCAATTTGGAGAAAACTAAATGCATTAGCCGGCTACACGGCCCCAACTTATTTGCCTGACAGTATTGCAATGCAAGCTCCATGGATGCGAATAACAGTAGGTGATTTATTTGTGCAACAGCCTGTTCTATTAACAACATTAGATTACACACTGCATGATGCTGATACTAGTTGGGAAATAAACATTGAAAATGACCCTACAATGATGGAAGTACCATTCAAAGTAACAGTGCGTTGTAGTTTTACAATGATATCTGATCATCTTCCACAAAAAGGCGGCCGTTTCTATACATTGGCTAAACAATTTGCGTCAGGTAGTGGGACTCCAATTCGCGGTAATAACAATTGGTTAAGTGATGCATTAGACAATGTTGATGCAATTCCAGACGAAAGACAGAAACGTGGCGATTTTATAAGATCAATAGTAAAACAAAAAGACGCATAATTAAAAGGAAATTAATGAGTAGATATGCAACCACACAAGTATTAAAAAAGTCAAATGGTCCTAGATATTTAACAACAACAATTGTTCCGGTAATACCATATGGCGCCGATGATGTTTATATTGTAACAACTAGCATAGAACGTTTAGATAAACTTGCCGATAAATTTTACGGCGATCCATCAAAATGGTGGGTTATTGCGACAGCTAATGGTATTGGTAAAGGAACTTTAGTAATACCAACTGAATCTAGATTAAGAATTCCAAGCACGAACAATTTACAACAAATAATTAATAACGCAAACAGTTTAAGATGAGTTTTATATTTCATTCAGAAGTAGATCCAAATTTACAAGTTGAATTAAACTATCGAGGTAATTCTGGAAAAACACGAAGCACTGCTGACATAGATTTTATGGTCGGTAAAATTGCCAATGTACAACTTACAGCATATCAGTCTGGATCTAGTAATCCTAATGAAATTGTAGAATCATATGGAATATTAGGAGGCGCGCAGCTTCGATCTGGTAGATATTTGCCAACCGGACCTGATGGCTATTTGAATGATAACAAATATGATGTTACCAATATTGCTAAAGATAAAAATGGAAATCTATCTTTTGACACAAATGGCAAAGCCTATTCAAAAACAACTACTCAGATCGACCAGTCTCGTCGAATTGGACCAGTAATTACTGGGGTCGATATTCAAATGTCAGACCATGCACAGGGCCTATTAAATTCAGCAACCATACAAATCACAATACCAAACCCAGAGCGAGATTTAGATGGGATAGAAGAAACATGGTTTCGTCCAGGTCGCTTTGTTAAAATTGATATAGTGCACCCTGATTCTGCAATACTTTCTAGAGATGCTGAAGGTAATGCTGGTCTACTTAGTAAAACATCAATTCCAATCAAAGAAAAATTAAAAGAACTATATCCAAAATGGGATTTAGATAATCTTGAAAAAGAAATCCGAAAAATGAACGAATATTCATTTCAAGGAGTAATAACAACATTTGATTTTTCATACCAACCTAATGGTCAAGTCGATGCATCAATACAGTTGCGCGGTGCTAGCAATGTATACACTGATATATCAATGTGGATGCCACCTATACCTAAAAAGACCCCCGAAGTCGTAAATCCAGAATTTGTTGACAATACTGGAGAAATAAATCAATCGGAAATTGCTACTACAACTGCTACTCAACAAATTACATTTTACACGGCATTGCATGATATTGTAGATGGATTAGTTGTACCAGCACAATTTGCAGAGCCTACCGGAATAATACGATATCAAACACCTAAACAAGCCCGATCAAATGTAACCGATCAATATATTTTATATGGAGAACCGTTTCGTCCATACAATAGCGAGAATGCTATCGTACAAGGAACATTGTCAGTTACTAAGTTTAATAGATATATTACAGTTGGCGCGTTAATTCAATTCATTAATGATTATTTAGTTAGTACAAAAGTTAATAGCACAGTAAAAGACGCACAAATTATTTGTGATGATCAATTTTCATGTAGTAATTATTATCCGCATCTAGTATCATGTATTCCAGATGAAATTTTGTTGCTACCAAAAGAAACTAATACAGCTGGCGGAATGAATAGTTATACTTCCGCGGAACAGATCCAGATCAACCAATTGGTTGGTTCCAGGGCCTCGCTACAATATTATAAAGACATTTCGACTAATACTAATCGTTTTGGATTATTAGATGCATGGCCAGGTGTAGCAACAACCGCTCAGGCAATTGATTCCAATAAAATTTTTGCATCTAGAATATTTATAAATCTAATAACAATTCAAAATATTTTAAATGGCGAAGATGGAAAATCTGGATTAACTGCTGGTGGTAAAAAGAATTTTACATTATCACAATTTCTTAAAGAAGTATCTGCAAAAATATCATATGCTACTGGTAATGCAATTGGAATGTCATTGGAAACATATCCATTAGATGAAACAAAATTAATGTATATTGATAAGTTTTATCAAAAAACTATATTAACAGGGGCAACAGATAAACCAACCGTAGTAACACCATACTCAGTTCCCATGTTAGCAAATCACGAAAATGGTACTATAGTGCGAGATTTTAAAATTTCAGCAACATTACCAGATAATGCAAAAACATTGATGTATGTTTTAAATAGCGAAAATGCCGATGTTACAGAAGAAAATTTAGCACCTTATTTGAATTTAATGTACAGTTCAAATGACCCTGATACAATTAATCTTATATTGCAAAAGTATAAAGACAAACATAGTGATATTGTTAAACAGCTTCGCGAAACTAAACAATTATTTGCACAAGCTCCACTTTTACCAGAAAAATCACAAGCATTGTATAAGGCATTATCATCATACATAAAATATCCAACTGATGATATAAGAAAATCACAGCAACTAACTGCACCAATATTTCCATTTACGGTAGAATTTACAATTGATGGGATAAATGGATTTAGATATGGTGATACTTTAACATTTGATGCATTGCCATTAAAATATCGTATCAACACAGTTTTTGGAATTATAAGTATAACACATACTGTAACAAGTGATGGGCAGTGGCAAACAACAATTAGATGTATAATGAAACCAAGTATCAATTAACATGAGACTAAAACTATACTATACAACCGATGAGATTACAAACAATTTGTATACATCTGGTATGCAATACATGTTGCAAGATAATACTGAATATCGTGGACTGTATCATACATATTTAACAGGCGAAGTATATACAGGTGCAACTTGGGATTCAAAAACATCGAAAAAATTAATTGTATACAAAAATATTACGGCAAAGAACGTTGAGTATGAAACATTGAAGCGAGAATTAAAGCTAACATATACGCAACCAGTATCAGCACTCAATGCACCAACCGCAGAACAATTAAAGGCTGGCTCTTATACTAGATATTTTATTAAAAAAGTCAATGAATCAAAAATCATTGAAATTGATGAAGCACAATTTAATATGTGGCAATCCAAACAAATTGATCCTGCACTATACTCAGCAATCAAAATGCAATGGTATATTTCCGGGCCAATCGAAGACAGTCAATCAAACATGGTTTTTATACAAGGTGTACAAACTAAAAATACAAATCAGATTAAATCAGCTGAAACGTCGTTGGCTGGAATATCAAAAGTTTTAACCGATCCATTACAATACTATTCTGACATAACATATCTGGTTCCTAAAGATATCAACAAGTAACTTGGAAACTTGATTTATTATCATTATTATATTAATGTATGATAGTAGATACTGAATTAGATTTAGATGCATTATTCGGATATATTCGAGGACGCAAAACATTACTAGTTCCAATATTTGCAGATCATCAACGGCATGCATCTATCAATCAACTATCATGTATATATGTGTATACTGAAGATGATGTGGAACGCATTGTTCCAATACGCCACGTAGAACAAATAAAAGGCTTTACTGAACATCTACAACGCTTTCTAGACCTAACTGATATCTTTATATATGATAAAAAACAATGGCTTCAAATAGGTGGAAACGATGCCGTATGGGATGTAAAGACTTTGTGGTGGTTTACTTACGGAGAAGCATATGATGAAACACATTATTATACACCGGCTCATCAATTTTATTGGAGAAGACATACTACATTTCCTAATATCAATGCATTAGTTCCAATCATGAATCAATTGGCTATGTGTCAGAAAATACGTAAATATGCATGGCCTATGTGTATGAATGTAAAGTTAACGGAATCATATTTACAATTCAATTCAATATATCCAAAGACATTTGCACAAATAGAACAAAACGGATTGCATGTTACTGAGAATTTCAGAATGCCGGAACTACAAACTAATGGATACGTGTACACTAACTATCATTATCACACAACTACCGGAAGACCTAGCAATGCATTTAGAGGATTCAACTTTGCTGCAATGAACAAAGAAGATGGCACCAGAGATGCATTCATATCTAGATTTGATCGAGGGGCATTGGTTGAAATGGATTTTGATGCATATCACGTGCGATTGATTGCCCGATTAATTGGATATAGCTTGCCGGCAGGAAGTGTGCATGAATATTTTGGTCGATTCTATTTTGATACCACCCAGTTAACCACAGAACAATATGAACAAAGCAAACAGATAACGTTTCGATTATTATATGGTGGGATTGATCACGAATTCTTACAAATACCGTTCTTCAAGCAAGTCAATGATTTTATATACGGTTTATGGGCAAAATGGAAAGCTAAGGGCCATGTTAAAACACCAATACTTCAGCGCCGAATAAGCAAAGATGCTGTGCAGAATATGACAGCCAACAAATTGTTTAATTATTATTTGCAAGCCACGGAAACCGAAGTGTCTGTGCAGAAAATGCAATCGGTTCAAGCTGTATTGCAAGGACGAGAAACTTGTCTAATTTTATATACATACGATTCACTTTTATTTGATATGCCAATGCATGAAGCCAAAGAAATGATACCAGCTATAAAAACAGTGTTAGAGCAAGGTAATTTTCCGGTGAAAACACAAGTTGGTAATATTTATAGTAAAATGAATACTATATCGTTATGAATATCGACTCAATACTTACAGAATGGCAATTCCGACTACCAAAGGGATATCCAACAACAGATTCCGATTACACAATTTTATGTGATGTATTGAGTGAAATGACTACATTTTCACGTGAAACTCGAGACCGAATAGTTAATCATGCAAAAGGTTTAGCTCCAATTGTAACAGAATCAGTTGAAGTCGAAACAATTGAAAATCCAGTACTAATACAAATATTACAACAAGCAAATAAATTAGATGAGTTTCGTCAATTTTTAAAATTATTACCAACTGACGCAGATTCGGCCGTAATTAGTTTTTTAAACTCAATGGATCAATCTAAATGTGTTGAGTTTGTGGCAATTTTATATTCATATTCAGATATAACCGAAGACATATTAAATACAATTAATTTTCGATCTGGGTTTCTAAATGAATTGTTTAGATTAGAAACTAAAGGATTAGGAAAAGGTGAAATATTACTAGCAATTTTATTTAACAATTCAAAAATTAATGGAGCTGGTGCAACATATGATATGGATCAAAACGGCAACCAATACGAGATAAAAGATTATACCGGTGGGACAGCAAAATTTGCATCAATTCGTTTAGGTACTAAAGGAAGCGTAACAAATTTTGGTTTTTGGGATGAAATTACAACCACATTAAAACGTATTGATCAACTCCGAGGTACAATTGAAAATCCAAAGTTTGATTTCCATAAAATATTACATCCAGAACTATTACAAGCCATCGATTATCTAGATAAACGCAAGTCATTTATATTGTCTGGTAATTTGAATTTTAAAGATAATGCAATGTTGCAAACATTTTATCGCGAAGCAAACACCATCAATTCAGATATAAAAGGATTTACCAATGTAATATTGCGAGGACCAAATGCTACTCCGGTTGAGTTGTCAATTGAACCAATCGCAACAAATTCAGACGGTTCAATTACTATAAAACCTATCGATGACGACAGCCAATCATTAACATATGTTAACACCGAACTACGCCGGCTAAAATATGTACGCGAACCAGATCTGTTTAATACGGATTTACAAGAAGCAGTTGATTCAATCACAAAAGGCGACTTGCAATTTATTGTATTTAGAAAAGACCGAGTGCGACTAACAAATGAATTCCGCTTTGTGGTTTGTGATGCAGGAAGAATAAGAATAATTGAAAAATCAATCGGAGCCGAAGATTCTGATTTAACTGAAGAAATTAATGAGGAAGACGAGTGGTGAAAACACAATTACTATGCACATTTGCACATAAATCAGATATAAACATTGTTGTAGAATATGTACAACAAAGCTACGTGATACCAGAAAAAAGAATATTTGTATTTGCAAACGCAAATGCATCAAACAATTTGTATTGCACATACAATGCCGATGCTGGGACTCAACGAGGACAGAACACAATTAGCATACACCGAAAAAAAGAAACAAATACATTGTACACAGTAAATGCACTTAATGAAGTTATTCGCTCTGTTAACAATGGAATTATAGATAAAACATATCAGCTAGATTGGAACATGTATCAGAATTCATTCATACTTACCGATCCTATAGGATATCGTGTTATTGATTTGCTATTTTTCAAGAAAATTTCTTGGAACTAATATTTATATAAAAAAAAAGGATATAATGAAAAAAACAAACAACTTACTCGCAGAAAATATGCGTCGTTTTGGCACTAAAAACTTAAATGAGCAACAAATGGATATGTTTAAACGGAATTCAGAAACCGAATACATATACGATCGCCCATGGACTGATGATAAAACTGCAGACCCTGAAGATATGATGCATGATTTACAACAAGCAATGCGAAGAAAAGAAGGACGTGCAGCAGCACAAGTCGCAAACAAACTTTTAAAATATATTTCTGTTGATGTATATGATAATTTAAAATCAGCTGAGGATCAAGGCGTAGCGTCTTATTATCAAGATATTATTGACGCAGTGCAACAAATTAATCAAGATGTAATTAAAGACACAATTAAAGTACTTAAAGTATCTCCAAATAACATGCCCGCAATGCAAACTATATATGATATACTTAAAGATTTAATTAACGCAATTGAACATTAATTATACAATAAAATAATAAGTGCTAGCAGTAATGTTGGCACTTATTTACTGATTACACTATTTATATAAAAAAGAACACAATGAAAAACGAAAACAACTTACTTGCAGAAAATATGCGTAGATTCGGCACTAAGAATCTAACTGAGCAGAATTTAAGCGATCTAGAAAATAAATTAGGATTTGATAGCGGAGCAAACCGAGATCCTAAAACAGGTAACTTGATTAATACAACTAATAATTTAATGATTGTATTTTCGGGTGATGAAAAATTCATGGATCGTGTTGCTGTAAATGTTTTAAAAAAATATGGATTTGATAAAACTCAAATAAATCGATCATACGATGCAAATGAAGGCATTGTTGAATTTACAGTAAATATGCCAAGTGATATTGCAGAAAAAATTGGAGATGCATTAGAAAAAGCCGATGGTGTCACAAACCAATATGGCGGTTACTATGAGCTTGAAAAATAAACAAAAAAACTTAACAAATAACTTTGATTTAACCCACTTATTAATTATAATATAATTAACCATAATGAATTACAAAAAAATATATCAACAACTAATAGACCGCGCGATATCGCGGACATTAACTGGTTATAAAGAACGCCATCACATTGTTCCAAAATGTATCGGAGGCGATGATAATCCTGACAACATTGCCGAGTTAACGGCTCGTGAACATTTCATAGCACATAAACTTCTTTGCGAGATTTACCCAAGTAATAGTAAATTACAGTATGCTTTATGGATGTTATGTAACTGCAAATCATTAAATAGAACATATAAAATTTCATCTCGAGAATATGATGCATCGAAAAAATTTATTGCATCGCAAATGAGTTTAAAGATGAAAGGTGTGCCTAAATCAGAAGAACATCGACGTAAGAATAGTCAATCTAAAATTGGAAAACTTAAATCAGCAGCTACTCGTAAAAAAATGAGTGAATCTTTCAAAGGAAGAAAATTTTCTGACGAAACTAGAAACAAACTAAGTATTGCTAATACAGGAAACACACATTCTATCGAGACCAAACTAAAAATTAGTGAAGCAAGTAAAGGCAGAATATTAAGTCCTGAAGCTCGTAAAAAAATAAGTGATGCGAAAAAAGGAAAATTATTTTCAGATGAACATCGTAAAAAATTAAGTGATGCAAAAAAAGGAAAACCTGGCAGGCGACATTCTGAAGAAACAAAACAAAAAATACGTGAAACGAAATTAAACAAAAAAACACAACTTTAAATTTGGATTTAACCGGTAAATCAATTATATTATTATTAATTATTTTTTATTAACAATTAACAAAAAGGTAAATTATGGCGTTAGACTTAACAGCAATAAAAAACAAGCTTAACCAACTTAACAAACAAGACGACAAAAAACAGTCACTTTGGAAACCTGAATCAGGTAAAACAAGAATCCGAATTGTACCGTACGTACACAGAAAAGACAATCCGTTCCTAGAATTGTATTTCCATTACGACATTAGTAAAAGATCAATGCTATCTCCAATTACATTTGGAAATGCAGATCCAATCGTTGAGTTTGCAGACAAACTTAAGAAAACCGGCGACAAAGATGAATGGTTGATGGGTCGTAAAATTGAACCAAAAATGAGAACATATGTTCCTGTTATTGTTCGTGGAAAAGAAGCAGAAGGAGTTAAGTTCTGGGGATTCGGAAAACAAATCTACACAGAAATTTTATCAATCATTTCAGATCCAGATTATGGCGACATTACAGATTTGATGAATGGTCGTGATATTGATGTAGAATTCACTCCAGCAGAAGGAGCAAATTTCCCAAAAACTTCAATCCGTGTTAAACCAAACACACAACCAGCAACTGAAGACAAAGCAATTGCTGAGAAAATCATGAATCAACCAGAAATCACAGATTTGTTTCCTGAGCCTACTTATGAAGAGCTAGAAAAAGCATTGAGTGATTGGATGAACCCAGAAAATGCCGATGCAGATGCGCCAGCATCAACACCAGCAGCTGCGGCATCAGATGATGATGAGGATGAAGCGCCAGCAAAACCAGCTAAAACAGCAAAACCAATTGCTGGTAAAGTTGACGATGTGGCATCAGCTTTCAATGACTTATTCAATTAAGGAGTAAGAAATGGCAAAGAGCAAAAGTAAATCAGAACTGTCTGATAGTTTAGCAAACACCTTAGCAGATAGCATTAACAAGCAATTTAAAGGTCAAGCTTTAAAAACAGCATTTTTTCTTGCCGGCGACAATGATGCACCGACACACGTAACGGAATTTATTTCGTCAGGATGTTCGATGTTAGATTTAGCAATTTCAAACCGACCGAACGGAGGATTCCCAGTAGGTCGGATTACTGAAGTTACCGGATTAGAAGCATCTGGAAAATCATTGTTAGCAGCCCATACATTAGCAGAAACACAAAAACGAGGTGGTTTGGCAGTGTATATTGATACTGAAGCAGCAACTAGTGCTGAGTTTCTGGAGGCAATTGGCGCAGACTTAAAAACTATGTTGTATGTACCATTGGAAACAATTGAAGAAATATTTGAAACAATCGAAACAATCGTTGAGGGTGTTCGTAAATCAGATAAAGATCGATTAGTTACAATTGTAGTAGATTCAATCATGGGTGCTTCCACAAAAATTGAAATGGCTGCGGAATATGATAAAGATGGATATGCAACTAGTAAATCTATTATTTTGTCAAAAGCAATGCGCAAAGTAACCAATTGGATTGCTAGGGAACGAATCTGTCTAATATTCACTAATCAGCTAAGAACTAAATTAGGGGTATCATTTGGAGATCAATGGACAACTGCCGGTGGTAAAGCTATACCATTTCATGCATCTGTTAGATTGAGACTTAAGAATACAGGTCAAATCAAAGCCAAGATAAATGGAGTTGAACAAATTGTTGGTAGCAAAACAAATGTGCAAGTTGTAAAAAATCGTATCGGACCTCCGCATCGCAAAGTAGATTATGAAATCTATTATGATAGTGGAATTGATAATTATGGCGGTTGGCTAGCAATTATGAAAACATTCGATATTGTTACACAAGCAGGTGCACATTACACTTTGCAAGATGTAGACCACGAAACTGGTGAATCATTTGGCGAAGTGAAATTTCAAAGTAAAAACTTTATTGACAAGGTAATCAATGTTCCAGCAATAAAAGATCGTTTGTATAACAGAATATGCGATGCATATATCTTTAAATATCAAGCAGGAATTGATGGCGGAATTGATGATGTAATTATCACAGATGAAGTTATAGACGAAGAAGGCTAACAGCAAAATAAGTTATGAATAAATATCAAGAATTATTCAAACAGTTACAAAAAGAAAAAGAATCTAATCCGTCAAATGTCGATGATCATATCATGGTGTTTGACGGATTAAATACTTTCATAAGAAGCTTCGGTGCTACTCCTTCAACAAATGAAGACGGTGAACATGTAGGTGGTATTACTGGATTTTTGTATTCTGTTGGAAAAGCAGTACGAGACTTTAAACCAAGTAGATGTGTTATTGTTTTCGATGGCAGAGGCGGAAGTGCTAGACGCAAGAAAATATACAAAGATTACAAAGGGAATAGAGCAAACAAAACAAGATTGCGTAGACATGATCATCAGCAATTTCCAACAATTGAAGATGAACAAGAAGCCATGCGTTGGCAATTTAGCCGACTGATATCATATCTAGACAATTTACCTGTAACTTTTTTATCAATTGATGGAATTGAAGCAGATGACACTATTGCGTATATTGCACAAATGTACAATGATATTAGCAAGAAAGTTACAATTGTATCAACCGATCGAGACTTTTATCAATTGATAAGTCCAACGTTACAGGTTTGGTCTCCAATCAAAAAGAAAATGTATGATGAAGCCACTCTTATCGAAGAGTTTGGGGTACATCCAAACAATTATGTTGTCTATCGAACCTTTACTGGAGATAACTCTGATAACATTCCTGGCGTTGATGGATTTGGTCCAAAAACAATTTTAAAAACATTTCCGGAGCTAGCTAACGAAGCTGAATTCACATTAGAAGATTTGCATGCTAAGTGTGATAATAAGATTGCATTAAACGAAACACGAAACTATCAAAAAGTATTAGATAACTATGATACAATTGATAAGAACTATCGTTTAATGAATATCAAGCTATTAAACATTCCAGCTTCAAATTCAACTACAATTAGAGGTATTATGCAACAGCCGATTCCTCCATTAAACAAAATAGAATTTCAGCGAATGTTTATGGAAGATCGAATGTGGTCAACCATGAAAAATCTACCAGAATGGCTAAACAACACTTGGTTATCATTGAATGCATTTGCACAACAAACACATAAAAAATAAAACTTGGAAACTCAATTTATTTTTAATATAATAATATTATGAATTACCAAAGAATACATGATGCTATAATTGATAGAGCTCGCAATCGAACATTGTTGGGATATCGAGAAAAGCATCATGTTATTCCAAGGTGTATGGGTGGAGTTGATGATAAAGATAATTTAGTTGAATTAACAGCTCGAGAACATTTCATAGTTCATAAATTACTGTGTAAAATTTATCCAACTGAAGATAAATTGTTTTTTGCATATCGAATGATGGCAATAATGAAAACTAGTAAAGATAATGAACGTGGATATTATGTAAGCTCTCGAGAATTTGAAGAAATACGTTTATTAGCGAATGAAAAAATTAGCAATGCAATGAGAGGTAAAAAAATGCCTCCTCGACCCCAAGTTGTAATAGAAAAAATTGTAGCAGCAAGACACGCAAATACAATTAAACGAGGATATTATCATTCCAATGAAACAAAACAAAAAATTTCTACAAAAAATAAAGGAAAAACATTATCAAAAGAGCATGTACATAATTTACGAGAATCTCATTTGAATAATCCAAAATGCACAGGTAAAGCAGCAACTCCAGAAAAAGAAGAAATACGTAAACAAAAAATAAAAGATTCGTGGGTAATCCGAAAGTTAAAAAAAGACAATAAGTTATGACTGGATTAGACAAACTAACAGAATATGGATGGGGCTTCCAAGTTAAAGTAATTGCCGCAATGTTTACCGATCGTTTATTTCTACAACAAATTTCAGATATTATACAACCTGATTATTTTGAATCGGATGCAAACGTTTGGTTGTTAGAAATAATTATAGAACATTTTTTAGCATACAAATGCCCGCCATCAAAAGACGTATTAAAAGTAAAATTAACCGAACTAACTGATGACGGTCCCGAGTCCATATTAAAAGCTGCAATTTTAGAACAACTCAAAGAAGTGTTCCGATACATGGAATCAGATGATTTAACATTTGTTAAAGATGAAATTTTAAAATTTTGCAAGAATCAAGAAATTAAACGAGCAATCATGGATTCGGTTGGTCTTTTGCAACAAGGCAATTATGACCAAATTAAAACAAAGATTGACACAGCCATGAAAGCTGGAGCTGATACCAATATTGGCTTAGAATACAAATTGAATCCAGCTGCAAGATATGCTGAGTCAGCACGCCACACAATCACAACCGGGTGGGATGTTATTGATGATTTAATGGATGGCGGATTAGCCCCAGGTGAATTAGGAGTAGTAATGGCTCCTGCAGGGATTGGTAAATCTTGGCTTCTTATCAATATCGGAGCAAATGCAATTAAAGCAGGACACACAGTAATTCACTACACATTGGAGCTCAATGAAAACTATGTAGGACAGCGATATGACTCGGTCTTAACAGGTATTAATGCACAGACATTAAAGCACCACCAAGACACAGTTGAAGAACGTATGCGCACTTTACAAGGCGATTTAATTGTGAAATACTACCCAACAAAATCAGTTGGTGTTATGGGATTGAAAGCTCATTTAGAAAAAACAATAATGCTTGGCAATAAACCAGCACTAGTTATTGTGGATTACGGTGACTTGTTGAAAATCAATACAAAAAAGGACAAACACGAGGCCTTAGAAGAACTTTACGAGGAGTTAAGAGGTATGGCAGGTGAGTATGACGTTCCCGTATGGACCGCATCACAAGCAGGAAGAAGCGCCTTAGAAGAAGATATTATCGAAGCCGACAAAATTGCATCATCTTATGGTAAAGTGATGGTAGCTGACTTCTTAATGTCGCTTTCCAGAAAAGTAGAAGACAAGATGTCAGGTACTGGTAGAGGCCATGTTATCAAGAATCGTTTTGGACCTGATGGAATTACATTGCCTAGTAAAATTAATACAAACAATGGACAATTCCAATTCTTTGAACCACAAACAACTCAAGGAAAACAGACAACTCAAACAATGAAAACCGGTGAAAACATTATGAAGAAAAATTTAGCACAAAAGTTCAAAGATCTGGGCGGAACTTTAGGTTAAAACATATTTATATCATATAAAAGGCCCGGTATTAGTTTACCGGCCTTTTTTTATCTAAAAACAAATTTATTCATTAACAAAAAAGATTACACAAATGGAGATTTCAAACAAAATTTTAAGTGAAATTACCGTATACATGAAGTATGCAAAATATCTTCCTGAGCTCAACCGCCGAGAAACATGGGAAGAATTAGTTACAAGAAACAAACAAATGCACATTAAAAGATATCCACATTTGGAATCGGAAATTGAAGCATCATATCAGTTTGTATACAACAAAAAAGTATTGCCATCGATGCGTAGTTTGCAATTCGGAGGAAAGCCAATTGAAATCTCCCCTAACCGAATTTATAACTGTGCCTATTTGCCAATTGATGATTACAGAGCATTTGGTGAATCCATGTTTTTATTGTTAGGCGGAACAGGAGTAGGATATTCAGTTCAGAAGCATCATGTTGAAAAGCTTCCGGAAATTTACAAACCAAATCCAAAGAAAAATCGTCGTTACCTAATTGCAGATTCAATCGAAGGTTGGGCTGATGCAGTAAAAGTACTAGTTAAATCATATTTCACAGGTGGATCTTCATTTACATTTGATTTTTCTGACATTCGTCACAAAGGAGCTAGATTGGTTACTTCAGGAGGAAAAGCTCCAGGACCTCAGCCTTTGAAAGAATGTTTAATGAAGCTTCAAGGTATCCTAGATTCTAAAGAAGATGGCGACAAATTATCTTCAATTGAAGTTCACGATATGGTATGTCACATTGCTGATGCTGTATTAGCCGGAGGTATTCGTAGAGCAGCACTTATATCATTGTTCTCAGCAGATGATGAAGAAATGATTGCATGTAAATCAGGAAACTGGTGGGAAAACAATCCACAAAGAGGTCGTGCTAACAACTCAGCAACTTTGATGCGTCACAAATTAACCAAAGAATTCTTTATGGATTTATGGAAACGTGTTGAATTGTCAGGAGCAGGAGAACCAGGAATTTATCTTACAAATGACAAAGATTGGGGAACTAATCCATGCTGTGAAATTGCACTAAGACCATTCCAATTCTGTAATTTATGTGAAGTAAATGCATCAGATATTAAATCACAAGAAGATTTAATGGAAAGAGTTCGTGCTGCAGCATTTATTGGTACACTTCAAGCAGGGTATACTAGCTTTCATTATTTGCGTCCAATCTGGCAACGTACAACTGAGAAAGATGCACTTATTGGAGTATCAATGACAGGTATCGGATCTGGCGTTGTGTTAGGATATGACATGAAAGCAGCGGCAAAAGCAGTTAAAGAAGAAAATACTCGTGTAGCTGAATTAATTGGAATCAACAAATCAGCCCGTACAACCACAGTTAAACCAGCTGGAACAACATCATTAGCATTAGGTACATCATCAGGAATACACGCATGGCACAATGACTTTTATGTTCGTAGAATTCGCGTAGGGAAGAATGAAGCAATTCC